CGAACCTTATCGTTTTCGGCCTTCTTGTCGCTCTCTTCCTTGGTGGCAGAGGTAGTCGGCTCGGGCTTCTTCGCTCCGCCAGCTGGTGCTGGCTCAACCGGCTGCGGCGGGTAATTCTTCAGGTCGCTGTCGATTTCCGCTTTTCGCTCTTTGGTCAGATTCGGGAAGACCTTATCGAGCAACAGCTCCATCTGATAACGACGGGCTGAATCCGGTGCGCCCAGCAGCTGGAGATTGGTCGCCACGCCAAACTCGTCCGTCAGACCGCGAATGTCGAAGCTCTCCGGGTATGTCAGCAGCCGTTCCGTGTCAATGTCACCAACACCCATCCATTTCGCCGCCAGTTCAATCATACGGGCTTCTGCCAGCTTCAGGCGGCCAGATTTCGCCACCAGCAACGAGTTCACGCGCTGGAAGTCGTACATCTTCGCCGCGCCAGAAGAGTTGTCGATGCCGGCGGCATTATCCTGCTTGGTGCGCTCACCTGCGACGCCCACCGAATGGTAGATTTCGTTGATGATCTGCTGAATGGCCTGAATGATGATGCTGGCTTGCTTCGGATCTGGCGACAGATAGAACGGCTGCGCCCCATTCTCACCGTCAAAGGAGAAAACGCGCTTGGTCCCCATCTCCATCACCTTTGCGTGATTCTCATCGCCTGGCAACATCGCCTGAACCGGTATGGCCAGCTGCGAGAAGGTCTGGTCCTGGATGATCGCATCAAGGTTGGACAGATAGTTCGCTACCGCCCGGTCCAGATACGCAATGTCGTCAATCAGCGATGGGCTGAAGTACGGCGATTCGCCCTGCCCGGAACAATCCAGCGGGAAGACCGGCACGACGCCAAGATTGTGATCGCCACTGCCGTCCAGAACGACTTTAGGCAATCCACCAGCGCGTTTACCTTCTTCACGGAAAAGATACCACTGCTCGCGGGTCCAGAGACGATAACGCAGGAACTCTTTGCCGGACGATGTGAAAGGATCTGCATCATCACGCGCCACTTCGCAGATAAGCGCCCAGATAAGCTGCCCGTCGTCGTCATACGCGCAGTCGAGCAACTGCTGCGGAGAAACCCAATAAGCGTATGCCCGACCATTCTGCTTCTTCTGGTCGGCCACGGACTCAACGTCACCAGACAATGTGCTGTCGACGACAATCCAAATCCGCCCGTAGATGGATGATTGCAGGTCCAGCTCCGCCATAAACTCGTCAATGGTGACGCCCTGGCGTGTTGCCTTCAGCCAGAAGTTTTTAATTGCCTCCGGCGCATCATCCTCGGTTCGGGTGATCCCCTCTTTGAAGAGGTATTTGTTGATCAGATTGACCACTTCGCGCGAATGGTTGAAGCGGTAAGCACGTTCAACGCGCTCGCGATACTCTTCGTCGCCTTCTTTGAAGTAGCGGAAGATATTGTGCTTGAACCACTCGCGGCCACCGACGTAGGTGGCGGCGATGAAGTCCCAATGTGCCTTTCTCAATTCATATTCAGGGTGTCGGCGCTTCACCAGTGCCTGAATATCCTTACTTGTTAATCCCATTTCGCATCCTTGCTATGTATGTATTTACTTATCTACTGCCGCCAACAATAACACGATTTTTCACCGGGTATCTACGATGAACCGGATAGCCCAGGGCGTCGGCGCTGTGCTCCACATTGCCTGTTTTATCGATATCACGGCTGCCAGGCTTGTAAATCACCTTCTCCAGAGACTCAATCAGGTGCTTACATTTCGGGTCAATATACAGTCGCACCTCCCCGGATGCCGTCATCAGACGACGGTTTACGGCGTTCACACGGTCAGCGATAGGCGGGTGCTTTTTCGGGTGATCGATTCTCAAAAAGCCTTTCTCTTTGAAAATATCGGTATCCGATTCACCGCGAGCGTGCTGGCGATATGCACCGGCCGGGTCAGGGAAGACGGTAATTTGCGACTTCTGCCGCCAGTAGCGTCTTTCCAGCTCATCGCAGACTTCTGCCGTGTTTGAAGAGAACAGCACGATCTCATCAATCGCCCACAAATCCCCGTTCGGCTGCGGCTGCAATATCACAGACGACATTGGGTCGATGTTGAAGTCCTGACCTACCCAGACTGGCAGACGACTGTCGAACGCCAGCGGCTTAACGTGGATATCACGGTCAAACGGATAATAAACACGACCGGACATATTCTCGAACGACGCCAGGTATTCCTGCGCGAACGATTTCGGGTCCATATCGTTTTTCGCGGCTTCAACTTCGCTCTCTGGTACGAACGGAGAGTCCGCCGTCACGAACTGCCAGCTTTTCCACTGGCCCCGCGCTTGCATCGTCTCGTCCTGACCGATCTGCCACAGCTTGTGGAACTCAGAGAAGCCTTTCGGCGTACCGATGATGAGCGCACCGCCGCGAGTTGAGGACAGCGTCGGACGAAGTACCTTGTACCAGGTGTCCGGCTTCATATCCTGAAACTCATCGAGAACGACGAAGTTCAATGCAACACCGCGCAGGGAGTCGGGTTTATCCGCCCCCTTCAGCGAGATCTCGCTACCGTTCCTCAACACGATGGTCATCGTCGTGTCGTTCTTTTTCATAATCCACTTGCGCGGTATCGCCTCATTCAGCGCGTCCCACAAGATCTGCCTCGCCATCTGGTAGGATGGCGCGATGTACCACACTCGCTGCTTACGGTCCTTGGCCGCCGCTCGCATGATCATCGAGATGGAAAGCATCGACTTCCCCCAACGACGACCAGCACACACCACCTTAAAGCGGTGCGGCGCCTTGAATACCTTCATCTGCCCGGAATGCAGCTGAATCAGGCTTAACGAACTTGGAAGGGCCATTACTCTTCCCCTTCCTCGTCGTCCTCACTCTCGTCGTCCTCATCCGGGATTGCGCCGAGCGATTTCTCAAGCTCTTCGAGCTCTTCAAGATCGTCAGACAGAGAATTACCTTCGTCCATCTTCCTGAGCTCCTGAACCTGCGTCGGCGTCAATTCACCGAAGACCAGATTCGGAATTTCATCGCCTGTCATTTCTTCTCGTTCCAGACCTAAAGCGCGACTGGAGATGTCGAAACATTTGCCGATGATCGCTGAGGCGCGTTGGAGTGACTTTAGGTTATCCTCGATCACCGAAAGCGGCCGACTTTCACTCCTGGCCGCGTGAATCTCTTTCATGGTCAAACCGGCGATCTGGTTGGAGATTTTATCGAAGCTGTCTCTCCGGTCCTCCACCAGCTTTGCTCGCGCCAGCGCTCGCTGTTCCGAATCGGACTTCAAAGACTCACGGATCATGTCCGAAACAGAGTCTGAGCCTTTGGAAATGCCTTTCTTCTTGAAGTAACGAGAGAAAGTCTCGGTTCTGAGCCCATACTCTTCTTCCAGAGCCGAAAGGGTGTATTCACCTGATTTCCATTTAACTTCAACTTCAACCCATTGAGCTGGGGTGAGTTTTTTCTTTACTTCGGTACTCATCTTGCCATCCTTAGCCTTATGGTTCCTTTACGCCTAAAACATCCTGTTTTCGCGATAAAAAAGACCTAGCTCTGTATATATTTAATAACTTTCTTTTAAGATCCTTTTAAAACATATAGGGGTGTTCGACGTTAGATCCGCGTCAACTTCACTTTCGCTCGGCCGATAGCCGTCAACCCCAAAACTCGACGCTGGCGGCCGTCCGTCGCGCGTTGACGGATACCATGCTTCTCGACCAGACCTTTCTTAATCAGGATACGAATCGAAAACTGAATGCTCTGTTTGGTTGTTGTGTAGGGCAGCAGCTCAAGCAACTCATCCAGATCAAGCAGCTCGTCTCTTTCGTGGCCCAAACTCAGTGTTCTGATAATGTCTTTTTGTTTGTCGGTTAAGGTCATCTTCAGCGTCCTTTCAAAAGTGTTAAGTCCAGCGGCGCGTCCAGCGGCTGGTTATCAAATGCCAGAAGCGGCAGTGTGTCGGGCAGCTCACGTCCAAAGTCCGGGTTTCGGTACACGCCATACAGCGGACTGGTGAAGCTCAGTGTGTGGATCTCTTTCAGCAGCTTCACAATGCTCGCCTCGTCCACCAGCGAATCAGCAATGTCCTGAACAGTCGTACCTCTGTTCCTTCCAGCTTTCGCCAGACTCGAATTTTTGTGGTAATCCGCAACCAAGTCTCGCAATGCGCGTTTCCTGCGCCCCTCCGCCATTGTGAAGAGTTCTTTCATCACAGACTCGTTATCGCCAGGATCAGAGCGAAAATGGCGCTGAAAGACTTTGAGAGCGCTTTCGTAAGACTTGGGCTTTTCTGGTTTGATGAACTGGAAACCCGCTTTCATGGCAAATGGGTTGTATTTGCTCATGGACGACTGAATTTCGAGGATCGGGCGGTTGTGCATACGACACGCCAGATTCATAAACCGGTACGACAGACCCAGACCGCGATACTGCGTGTCGTTAACCAGACGGCTGACGACCGCAAATTCGGAGTTAACCTTGCGTCCCCAGAACTGATTAGCCACCGTCGTATTGGTGGTCGGCTTCAGCTTGGGAAACATGCGGTGGCGCGGGGCCAGAAGCAGTTTTGGAAATGCCATCACCATCACGCCGATCAGCCGACCATCCAACTCCGCCTTGTAATAACTTGGCGCAAACGGCTTACCGTCCGTCTTGTAGTGAAGGTCTTTCAGTGAATGCCAGTCCTCAACCGTGCCTCTGGTGACGATGATCCGCTCCATAAAGTCGAGGTGCTTGGGGAAAGATTCAGGCAGATGCCTCGTGATAGTGACGTCCATTATTGCTTTCTCCAGACCTTCAGTTTTTCAGTCTCAACGATCTTTGGCTTGCGGTTACTCTTCGGTGGCGGCTCATCCTCCATCTTGGGCTGCTTCTTGTCCGCGACATACTGCTCACGGGCATAGACCATATCCTTGACAATCTGGCCTTGCAGATAGGTCACGGCCTCCTGCTCCAGCGGATTAATACCGAACACTTCACACGCAAACAGCGCCAGGTGTAGCGCCTCGTGCCAGTAAACCAACGCATCGTATTTTTCCGGCAGGAACACGGTATGCAGCATGTAGTCGAAATCGACCATGCCGGGAACCGTGACAAGACCGCCGGCGCCCTCCATGTGCTGGGACATCTCCAGCGAGAACAGGTCACGGCAGACGTTGACGTAATTCTCTTCACCAAACATCACGGCAAAGCGAGAGTTGTACGGAGCAATCTTGGCCACATACGCCCCTTTTGAACGCATCCACGCCTTCCACGTCTCTTCGTCCACCAGCTCGCGCTGATCTCGTGCGCCGAGAATTGGGAACTCTTTCAAATCACTTAACTTCATAGTCCACCTTCACTCGTTCCTTGAAATGCTTGGTGATCTGCACTGACGGCCGCAGCGCATTGACCAAATCCTCGTGGGTCGTCGCCACAATCACGGTTGCCCCCACCTTCCTTGCCGCTCGTTGAAGGTTTGATGCCACAACCTGCGCGGTCACACGATCCAGAACCGCGCCAAATTCATCGGCCACCCAGACATCAGCGCCGGACTCAATCAGCTTTGCGATTTTGAGACGGTATTTCTGGCCATCAGACATCTCTGACGGCTTTCTGACAAACAGATAGGCATCATTCAGCCCAGCCATAGAAAGCAGCCCCAGCGCATCGCTGGTGGTCTTCCCGATCTGGTCGATGACGTTCTTGTCGTCCTCAAAGGTGAACTGGTCGATGGATGCAACAGACTTGCCTTCCGCCGCCATCAGCTTTTGCAGCTCACGCAGAACAACGGATTTACCGGAACCGGACTGACCGGTAACGTACACGACGTCGCCCTGGTCGATGTTCAGCTCCAGGTTGTCGTAGAGAACCCACTCTTTTTCGTCGAGGCCGAGCCCAAAGGACTCGGCGATCTCCAGCGTTCGAACGGTCTTGTTGACGCGCGTCTTGAATGCGACGTTGATGTTGTAATTACTCATCGGCATTCATCTCGGCGCTGATCTGGCGAGCAAAAGCAATGAAGGCGCTGACGCCGAACTCACCGGTCTGGTCCTCCATGTAGGCCATCAGGTCTCCGACAGTGATTGCCTCGCTCATGGGGATCTCTTTGAAGCCCAGAACGTCGGTAATACGCGCAGTGCCGGCGGCCACCGTCGAGCTAATCTCTTCGTGCTCTTCGCGCTGGCGCTCAGATTCGGTTGCCAGATCGCTGACCAGGCTGTCAACGTCCATATCGCGGGTCATATCCTCGACCAGCACGGAAAGCTCACGATCAGAGAAGCCGAATACGTCAATTTCGACGTCAATCAGCTCTTTCAGCTCACGTTGCAGCTTCAGGGAGTCGTAATCGGTGCTGGCCAGCCGGTTATCTTCAAGGCGCTTCGCTCGCGTCTCTTCCTCGGACAGATCGCGACGGACAATCACCGGGACCGTCTTCATTCCGGCCTGAATTGCAGCCTCGCGACGACCGTGGCCGGTAATGATGACCATTTTGGCATCTACCGTGATCGGCTGGTCAAACCCGCGCTTCTGAATGGCTTTAACCAGGTCCGCGATCTGCTGCTCATCGTGGATTTTGGCGTTTTCTTCGTAAGGCACGAGTGTCCTGGGGTCCAGATACTCGATTTTGAACTCATTTTTCATCGGTTACGTCCTTGTAGTGATCGCAAAGCCACACCAACGCTTCCCCTGCGTCTTCTGACTCATTGCCTGTGTTGATTTCCTGCTCCGCGATGATGCGGTTGATGATGGTGGTGACCGACTCCGCCACGTCGTAGCTGACCTTGAAGCGCATGGTCTGGTGGTCTACACCCAGACGCTCTTTCTTCTCGCGCGGGTCTTTCGGAAGTTCCTCTTCGTCAGATTCCGCCAGCAGCTCTTCGAGTTTTTCGAAGTCGGCAGCGCTTTCGCGAGAGACGGTGGCCAGCAGCTCGTCGTCG